GGTATTCGATCAGGTCGGTCAAGCCGGCGCGCTGCGCGATGATTATGATCGGGCAGAAGCGGTCCGAGTTGCGCCGGTTGATCAGGGTCGTCTCGAACCAGAGCTCGAGCTTCTTCGCGACGCCGCGCGAGAGCGCCTGCTCGATCTTCGCCGGGTCGTCGAGCCCGAGGTAGCCGCCGGCCGGCTCCTTCAAGCCCGCGCCCTTGCCGAGGAGCGAGCCGAAGACGCCCTCCGCGTAGATGTTCCCGCCCTCGATCGTCGAGAGGTGATCGGCCGTCACCCCGTGGACGTGGTCCCCGAACCAGCCTTGATACCATCCTTCCTTGATCGTCTTGTCGCAGTAGGAGAGGGAGAGCTCCGCGAGGTCCTGCGAGTACGAGGTCAAGATGATCTGGCTCTCCGGGTAGTAGCCGAGCCCCCACGTCGCGAGCCCCTCGTTCAGCTTCGTCTTCCCGGTCCGCGGGGGCATCGTCACCGCGATGAACTGGATCCACGGGTCGAGCGCGCCGAGGTAAGCGGCCTCGAGCGCCTCGGCGATCTCGCGGTGCGGCTCGTGGAGAGGGAGGTTGAGCCGGTTGAGAGGGACGAAGAACTCGGAGAAATACTCCCAGAAGGAGAGGTGGTCCTCGGGCATCCCGGGCTCCGGCCCGGGCGATGAGACCGGGGAGGGCGGGGCGTCAGTCATTTGCTTTCGGCGGTCGCGGCGAGTTGCTTGCCCTTCTCGTAATCGGCCCGGAACCTCTTCGCGGCCGATTCCCACGCGAGGACGAGCCGGAGCATCCCCTCGTCGTCCCATCCGCCGATCGCCATGAAGTCGTCGACGAGCCGCTTGATCGAATAGCGGAGCGTGATCGTGTCGCCCCGTTGTCCGAGCGCCTCGAGGATGTCCGGGTCGTCGATCATGATCACGATGCTCGCGGGTTTCGAGTAGGGCGAGTAGGGGCAAACCATCGGGTCTTCTCGACGCCGGACCGAAGCGCCCACTTGTGCTCCCAGACGGAACCGGAGAGGAGCATGACGTCGACTTGAGTCACGGGAGGGCCTCGTAGAGGTTCGCGACGCGTCGGGCCCGGTCCGCGCCGCCGAGCGGGTTCCACGCGAGGGCGAGGGAGAAGGGGGTCACCGCGACACCGCGGCTGAGGAGCCGGCGCTCGAGCGTCTTGAGGTGCCGAAGGGCGATCAGCTTCGCCATGTACTCGTCGAAGGCGGCGGACCACGGGAGATCGGTCTCCTCCTCCCAGACCTCGCGCGTGATCTGGTACGCCGTCCGCTCCCCGGCCCGGCCGATCGCCCGCGGATCGCTCCTCGACTCCACTCCGGCGATCGCGTCGAGCTCGCGGAAGTATTCGACCGGGTGCGCCGCCGGGGCGTGCAAGGCGGAGAGGTCGAGGGCGACGGGGATCACACGTTGAGGGGTTCGACGAGCCGCGCGTCGTGGAGCGCCCGGATGGCGTTCGTCTCCTCGTTGATCGCGTCGAGCTCGATCTCCTTCGCCCGGAGGACGGCGAGCTCGGCCGCCCGGCGCGCGAGGGTCGCCTCGCGGACCTTCCGGCCGGCGGCGTAGCGGGCGTCCTCGAGCTTCCGGATCTCGGTGGCGGTCATTGCTCCTCCCTTGGTTCGGGATCGGTCGCGTCGTCTATGTCACGTTCCTCCCATTCGCGCAGGTCATCGGGCGGCGGCGTGCGTGCGGCCTCGTCGAGGAGCTCGCGCGGGACGGCGATCGAGGTGGCGATGTCGTCGAGGAGGCGCGACCAGAACTCCTCGAAGTTCTTGACGGACTCGGGGACGACCATCGGGAGGAAGATTTCGAGCTCCGGCCGGTCCGAGTTCCGGACGGCCTCGATCCCGACGAGGCGGAGGAGCTTCGAGGGAAAGACGTGGCGGTCGCGGGTCACGGCGGTGGGGGAGCGGCTTCGGCCGGGCCGTTCGGCCGCGGGTCGGCGGGCGGGTCCGCCGGCTTCTCAGGCTCGGCCGGCTTCGCGGCGAGCCGCTCGAAGAAGTAGTCGACGATCGCGGCGGTCAGCCTCCGGTTGAAGAAGTGGAGCGCGCGGGAGCGCCGGGCCCGGTGGAGGAGATCCCGGGCCGCGAGGAGGTCGCGGAGGAGGTCGTCGTGCGCCTTGCGGACGTCGGCGAGCTCGGCCTCGAGCTTGGTCTGGGCCGCGAGCCATCCTTCGTGATTCGCCGCGCCTTCGCGCACTAGCGCGGAGAGTCGCGCCTCGAGCTGCGTGATCCGGTTGAGGTCGTGAACGTTGTGGGGTGCGGGTTTGCTCATAGGGATAGGTCCTTGGATTCGGGGGGGAGAGGCCAAGCGATGATCAGGGCCGCGGCCGCGCCCCAGATCGAGAAGGCGACGTCGGAGTGCGCGCCGCAAAGCGCGCCGCCGAGCGCGCAGACGCAGATGCCGAGGATTTTGAGGGTGACGTTCATAGCGTCTTGTGCCCGGGCTTGAGGACCGGGTCGCCGTTGCGGATCAGGCGGATCGACTGCGAGCCGGCGTCGATCGTCAAGTCCCGGGCGAGCTTCTCGCGCGTCGTCCCGTCGAGGTGGAGCTCGAGGACGCGCGGCTCGCCGGGGACTCTTCGCTTGACGTCCGTGAGTTCCTGCACGGCGAGCACCACGACCTCGGTGGCGTTGCAAAGCAGCTCCTTCTTGAGCTCCGCGATTTGCTTCCGGGTCTCGGCCGGGAGCCGGAACTGGGTCATCTTGCGGTCGGAGCTCATCGGAGGGCGCGCCGGCCCGAGGCGGCGATCGCGACGGTGGCGATCGCGAGGAGGATCGCGGTCGGCGTCGCGTCCGGGACCGAGGACGTCGCCCCGAAGGTGAACGAGCTGTCCCCGTCGACGTCCCTGACTTCGATCCCCCAGTCGCCCGGCGTCGGCGCGAAGCCCGTGATCGAGGCGATCCCGTCTCCCTCGAGTTCGACGAACGAGAGCTCGCCGTGATCGTAGCGGCCGACGAGGTCGATGCTCGTCGCGTCGAACGAGTACGTCACGCCGCCGAGATCGAAGGTCCAGAGCGGCTCGACGCTCGGGGCCGAGAAGGCGAAGGCGGGAAAGTCGACCGGAGCGCCCGGCGTGACGCCCGCGTAGTCGCCGCGGTCCCCGGGCTCGGTGATCGCCGAGATCGACGTGAACGCCCCGGCGTGGAAGAGGTCCCCCGAGTCCGTCGTCGCCGTCCCGGAGAAGCCGATCGTCCCCTCGATCAAGGGGTCGGCGCGAAGTGGCAGTGCGATGGCGAGGAGGAGGGCGAGGGTCGGGGTCTTCATCGTTGTATATCTCGAGGGAGCTTCCGGCGTATATCTCCCCGGGCCGGAGTCAAGCTGTATATCAGGCCGCCGGCGCTTGCGTCGGGGCCGGGACGGCGGCCGGGACCTCCGGCGCTTTCGCCGCCTCCCGGATCGCCCGGGCCCGGCGCATCTCGGCGAGGCGCTCGCGGCCGGAGAGGGGGCGGACGACGGGGGCCGGCTGGATCACCTGCACGACGGTCGACGGGAGCGGCGCGCCGTCCTTCCCCGTGTGCTCCTGCCTCTCGGGCGCTTGGTCGCCGGAGATCCTCGAGTAGACGGAGATCGCGGTCGTCACGTCGCCCGGCTTCGCCTCGGGGTCGAGGATGATCTGGGAGAGGCGCTTGAGCCGGTCGTTGAGGGTGAGGAGCACGGCGCGCTCGGCGTTCATCCGGAGGCGGAGGATCTCGCGCTGGACGATCGGGAGGACCGAGACGCGGTGGGCGCGCTGCGAGATCGACTGGAGCCTCTTCGTCTTCGGGTGGTACGCCTCGATGTAGGCGTCGCGCTGGAGCTTGCCGGCGACGATGAGCCTCGCGAACTCGGCTTGCCGCGCGGATACGAGGGCGGGTTGACGGCGTTTGCCCTCGGTTCTACCGTTTGAGGATTTGGGGAGTGCGCTCGCGACCACTCCGGGAGGACTAGGGGGTCAGCGGCTTGGGTGTCAAGCCGGGGGGCCGAAGCACTCGTCGATCTTCATCGCGATGTTGGCCACGTCCGCGGCGTGTTGGCGGACCGAGCTCGCGGGGCCCATAGCGC